GGCTGCGTGGCACAGCAAGCGGGGGCAGATGATTACCGCCTCGGAGTTGGGTGCAATCTTCACGGGTGGCGAGACGCGGCGTTCCGTCATGGTCCGCAAGCTGGAACCTCCTGCGCCATCCACGGGTCCGCCGTGTGCGCCACTGATTTGGGGCACGCGCTTTGAGCCCGTGGCCAAGAAGATCTACGAGGAAGAGACCAGCTGTTCCATCACAGACGTTTCCTGTGTCCAGCACCCTGTCCACGCCTTCCTCGGTGCCTCGCCCGACGGCATTGTGTTCCCCACGAATGAAGAGTCAAGGAGTACCCGCTACGGACGCTTGGTGGAGTTCAAGTGCCCCTTCTCGCGTGTGGCCAAGGACGGCGTGCCTGCGGCGTATATCCATCAGATGCAAATGCAGATGGAGTGCACGGGCATTGACGAGTGCGAGTATGTGGAGTTTCGGTTCAAGCAGGTGTTCTACGCAGAATGGGTAGCCTTTCAAGGTCGCAAAGGTATCTTTGTGATCTTCGAGGACGATACGGTCAGTTATACGAAGGACGCGTCGTGGGAGAAGGAGCATCAGAAGGTCCACTGGATCCTGCAGTCCGTGAAGAAGGACTTTGTGCCCAAGGACCCCGAGTGGCTGCCCAAGCACTTTGCCGACATGAAGTCCTTCTGGGACGAGGTGGTTCAGCACCGCGCGGCGGGGACGAAGCCCGCATCACCGCCGTCCACAACAGTAACGATAGACCTTTGAGTACCACGGTCTGCGGTCAGCGAACTTTGCATTCCACTCCTTGATGGTGAAGCGGTTCCCCATACTTCCATTACAACGCCGACAAATGGGATACAGGTTGTCAAGAGTCGTCTTGCCACCCTTGCTCTCAGGCACATCATGCCCGCACTCAAAGTCAAACACATTCATGCGGTTCTGGCACCACACAATCGTGCAGGGGTGGGAGAACACATGTCCACAGCGATATATCCACACTTGTTCTCGCAGGGCACCGGGTATTTTCTGCTTATGAGCCATTGTGATTTACTTCACGTAGGCTCTATATGCGTTGACCTGGAAGGGTGTCTGGATACCCTCAAGCGGTGGGCTCATGACAATCGGCGCGGGCATGTGGTTCGTGCGCTGCGCGTAGCTGGAATCAATCGTGGCATCCGTCCGCTGGATTCCACGCATATCCTCAAACGGCGGGTCTGGGCGCTTAGCCTCCGAGGAGAAGAACGTAGACCATGCCAGCCCAACGGCCACCATGCCCACGAGAAGCATAAGGAGATCAGTCATTGTTTAGAGACCCCGAAAAAAAGGGATTGTTTCGTCTCTTGCTCAACAACAAGCATGGCGCCAACTGAAGAAACTGCACTCGACACCCTGCGCCTCTTCTTCAGTCGTCGTGGTCTCCCAACGGACACGACCCGCATCACGACGGATGATGTGGAAAAGGCAAATCTGTACACAATCGGCAAGGTGCTGGTCATCTTCAACCAGAAGCAGACCACCTCCATTCCAGACATTGGGAACTACCGCAAGTTCGCAGGCGAGAATGCGTATGCCCAAGGAATGGTCGTGGTCTCGCGCTCCAAACCTTCGGACAATGCGCTGCTTGCCATGAAGGCAGTGGCCAAGGACAGGGTGCAGTTCTTCTACCTGCCCGAGCTGCAGTACGACATTACGCAGTCGCGCTGGTCCATGCCGCATCGCATCCTGAAGCCTGACGAGGTGACGGCCCTGCTCAAGGAGAAGAATATCACGAAGCCCGAAGTCCAGTTGCTGTCCATTGACTCGCAAGATATTCAGGCTCGCATCATTGGTGCCATCCCAGGCGATGTGGTGGAGGTCATTCGGCACAGCGACACCGCAGGAATGTCCAAGGTGTGGCGCTACTGTGTAGTGGACGCAAATGTTGTCTGAACACAATGAGCACCCCCGGACAGGTCGCAGACGGGCAATTAGCGGATTTGGAGACCCAATACCAAGCCGCCAAGGCGGACTACGATACCAAGGTGGCTGCTGCGCTGGCCATGACGACTGGTACGGACGTGAATACTGCACTGACAGGCGTTCTTGCAGCCAAGCAGAAGATGATGGACATTCTGAACCAGATGGTAGCCATCACCACACAGGTTCCAAATACGAACTTGGACAGCAAGCGGCAGGAACTGTTGGACCGTCTCCACGACTTGGAGCGGCAGTACAATCTTTTGTCTGCCAGCGATGACCAACTCAAGACACTCCAACGCATTCGGGACCGCGAAGAGGAAAAATTTGAAGGCCCATTTCTTTTGTACTCTGGGCTTTTCATCCTTGGGTGTCTGGGTCTTGCAGGCGCCATGATCATGAAGGGTATCTAGAACACACCGCTCACAAACACCGCAAACAACCCAATTGTGAACACGGCAACCGCCTTGGCAACCGTCATGGTCATGTCGCGTTCCCTATCTCCCGTAATGACCTTGGACTTGGTCAGGGTATCCTTGAGCTCGGGCAGCGTCTTTTCGTAAGACGATATCTCCTGATGAAGGGATGCCACATCCGATCCCAAGCCAGCGTCCGTATTAATGGACGTCTCAATCTGGGTTTGAGCGGCCACCACGTCCTCCTGCCACTGAGAGAGCTCCATATCCAACTGTATCTTTGCATTGGACGTGGCTTGTGCGGCCCCAGTGTTTGAGGGATTGGTTGTGGACGCAATCAACAAGGTCTTGTAGCTATCCAGCGCCGCCGTGAGGTCAGCAGGAAGCGGAACCGTTACGCTTCCTCCGCTAGGTGGGTTCGTTGCGTGTTCCCGTGCCGACAAGTTGATGATAAACAGAAGCGTACCCGCGAGAAGGACGAGCCACTCGAGCATTATCTCTTGGCTAGTAAACAAAATGCCCGTCCGCTCCTTCATCGAGCTCGGTAACAACGGCGTTCGCCACGTGGGCTTGACATCGGACGCATCTGAACACACTCGCTATATCCGCATGGCGGCCACAATTGCACCGTACATTCGCAACGGTGTATCTCCCGTTCCCAATGCCCTTGGGTGGCGGGATATGGGTGCAAACCGCGACGCCCGTCTCATTGCGCCCATCTACGGCGCAGTTCGGTCTTTTCTTCCTAACAGAGGATAATGGAAGCTGAACTCTTGCTCGGGGTTCTAGTATTGGTCATCTTGTGGTTTCAATCCCGTGAAGGAATGGCGACGGGTGTGTTTGACGCCCGCAATGGTATGCCCGAACCTGCTCAAGTAAATGAGATTTTTGACCAAATCATGTCGATGGCGTCGCCCGTCCTACAGCAGGCATATGCAGAGACGCTTGCGTTTGCCCAATCCACGTTCGTAGAGGCGAAGGCACTTGCAGCCAAGTACCCCGAGGACGAGAACCTTACCCTTGGGATTAATTTCGCCAAAAACTCCGACCATATCGTAGAGCTGTCCAAAGTCGGAGTGGTCTTTGGGCTTCTCACGGTAGGAAGCGAGGTGAAACGAAGGAGTGGAGCCATCACAGAGACGTCCCTCCACGCAGCCATTGACCCGCTCTATGCTACGTTGAATCAACACATCAATGACGCGGTCCCGCCCTTTGTGGCGCCGCCCAATATGTCCAGTGCAGAGGCAGCCGAGCTCGGTCCCAAAGTACCTGAATACGCAGAGAAAGCCCGAGCCCTTGTGAAGAAGTACGACACGCCTGAAGTACGCGATGCACTGGTGGCGCTACTGAAAGTGTATTTTGTAGACCAGCTTGCGCCCTCTGCACCAGCGGCCCCCGCTGCCCCACCTCGGGAGCCTAAGTGCCCTATCGGATTTGAAATGGACGAGACGACGAAGACATGCCACGTATCGTGCCCCCCAGGGTTCGCCTACTCAAATGCGGGTGGGGACAAGCCGAAATGCAGCAAGGGAACAGACTTTGAATACTTTCTACCGCCGAATCTTCCGCCGACGAAGGAGTCGTTCAGTGTCCGCGAGCACCTACCAGGTGACGACGAGTTGTCGGCTCAACAAAGGGCAGCTGCCGCGCTTCAAGCAGCGCAAACTGAACAATCTGCAGCCGTATTGCGTCAGCAAGAGTATCAAGCCGCCCATCAGAAGGCAGTTCAAGCAGGATACGAAGGTGCAAATATTGACGCGTCTCGCGATACTAACGCGAAAATGTACCAATCCTCTCGTCTTCGGCAGCAGACTGCGGATATGATTGATGATTTCTTGGCAAAGTCTCCGAGTCCCCGCCCCGCCACAGCGGGTACACCCGATGCAGAGGAAGTCAAACAGCGGAAGAAGATTCTGTCCATTCAAGCTAAGCATCTCTACGTGATTCAGGTGGGACTGCTCACGCTGTTGTTGTCAATCCTTGCGTTCTTGGTCATGCCTATGTGGGCTGCACAGATGTCGGTGGTCCTGATTCTCGCAACGGGTATCGCAGCCGCAATCTATCTTTCCCAGATACAATGAGCGTGACAACATCCGCAACCCAGCAACAGGCGATTGCCGATGCCACTACGAGTGCGCAGGCTTCGGTGGACCGGTATACGCTGTCGTTCATGGCGTTGCAGGGACAGAAGGACAATCTACAAAAGACTGTGGACTTGCTGGCGTCTGCAAAGGGTCTGTACTCAGGTGTGTCGAATGACCTGCACTATTCGGTTGATGAATTCACAAAGAACATCGATGACCTACAGAACGAAATCAACATCACGAATCGCAAGAAGGCATCCCCTACGTGGTATCCTTGGTTGGATATGTTCCTCAACGTGATGCTGGTGTTGGTTCTGCTCTATGCAATCTACGTGCTCGTCACCAAGCTCATGTACGTTCGTCCTGTCGTTCCCCAAATCCTATATGGATACTAATGGAGATTACCGATCCACGTAGCGTCCTTGAGTTTCAAAAGAAGACGTTCTGCGGACACCCCCGTGCCCACGTCCGCAAGGTCCTGTTACAGAATGTGCAGTTGGGTCATGCGGATTACGCGTGCTACTGGACATTGGAGTTATTGTGTTCGGGGCTGGTGCATTCCTTGTGGGATGCTTTCTTTGAGGCGGCGGCCCTTCACATCAACCGCGCCAACCCCGCAGTCTTCACCTACTTGGCGAATGCCTACGAGAACTACATGCCTCTCGAATCTGGATACACGCTGTCGTCCATGACGGACATCCGCAATAACATGGACGTTCGCCGCGTCGTCTGCGAAGTGGCTGCGGCCATGTCGTCGTGCCGCAAGAACAAACTGCCGTCCTTGCCCACCCTGAAGCCCATTCACGATTTTGACCCCGTGACCATTCAGGAGAGCATCAAGGCGCCGTCGTCCATGTACGGCAAGATTGTGCTGCGTCCCAATGACCCCATGCCTGTTGTGGTTCCGATGAACGAGTTCTGCTACTGCATTCGGCAGGATGTGCGTGACCTGACGCGAGCCTTGTACTGGATGTCGTGGGTGTTCACCTTTTGCCGCGAACACAAGAAGGCGTCCAAGATGGTGTTGCCCTTTGCCAGCCGCGCAGACGAGTTCGTCTCCATTGAGCATGGCACCCACCCAATCTGGATTTTCTGGGAGGCTGTGCGGAAACAGGCAAGCCCCCAGGCGCGTCCGTATGTGGACATCCTGTACAAGATGCACTGTCTGCGGTGGTCTCCCTCCGACAAGGCGAAGCGGCCCCTGCTACTCGCAGCCGTAGTGATTGTGTGCGAGTCAAACTTGGATACCACGCCCGTAGCGGGCAATACCCTGGCCATTTCCCAACTGCTGGAGGGCATGCCTCGGTGGATTGACGCCATTCAGCGGATGCAGCAATCCTTCTCGTCGTAAACCGCAAAAACGGAATGATGAAGTTGAAGTTGAGGGGTACCATCGGATAGAATGACAACCTTTATCCCCTCTATCTCTGCCACTCGCGTCGCTGGTGTCTGCGGTCTCCACAAGTACCAGAAGGTTGATGAGGTCTTCTACGAGCTCTTCTGCAAGGACAATACTGTCGCGCCCAAGATTCGGGAGGTTGAGATGCGCCTCGGTCTCCGCTCATTTGCTGCACTCAAGGACGAGGTCTTCAAGGATGCCAATATTCGGCAGGTTGTGTATTCGGCACTCGACGCCGCCAAGTCGGGAAACGTGGCTGCGGCTCTGGAGGACGTGGAGGTCCACTCCCGCATGGTGCTGAACATGCGGTATGCTCACCTCGGCGAGACGGTGCTCAACCAGCTGGTGTCCGAGGCACGTGGCGAGGTGTCCAAGAAGCGCGGCCTCAACAATGAGGACAAGATTCTGAACACGTACGAGACCGACAATAACGTGCAGGTGGTGGAGCGCAACACCAAGAACCTGAAGATGGACTTTCCGACCTTCAAGTTGGCGGGACGCACGGACGGCTGGGTGGCGGCGCATAACCGCATCGTGGATAGCAAGGACCGCACGCGCTTCTTCCCTGAGGTGCCCGTCT